TCAGTCTTCGAAGTACAGCTCAGAATAAAATTTCCCGTCTTCATCAGGCTCCGAAGAAAAATTTACAACTGGGAAATCTCCCCATTTCCAGGGGTTTTCAATGCTTGCACCATGGGCCCTGGCGTACTCTTTGGCTTTATCGGAATCTGTAAATGCATACCAATGTTCGCAATATGTAACTTCGCATACAAACGTAAAATCATAGAGGTCGGCAACATTCGCAAGTCCATGAAAGGCTCCGAGAATGAACCTGGCAAACGCATCAGGATTATGCTTATTTTCGACATACGCGCTATATGCGCGGGCCATATGCTTTGATTCGAGCTGTGTAAGGGGGTAAACACTTTTTTCGCCCTTGAGTGTGTTAATCCTGGTTATCGTACTACCGCCATCCCAAGAAAATTCATAATAGTCCAGTTTGCGATTGAATTTCATTTTGATTTCCTCCTTTTAACTCTTTCCCTCGGGAGCTCTCTTTCTCTCCCTCTTTCTGTATATATTATACGTCATTTACGACGTAAAAGCAAGTGGAAATTTCAATTTTTATAAAAATTTTTTGCACAAGAAAAAGACGGATGCTTGATAGCACCCGCCAATTTCTAATTACCATTCTTTAATTGTGTACATCAGGGTTGCTCCTTGGAATCCGCTCCCGTCAAAATGCGCCAGTCCTTCCCACCGGCCCGCCTGATAACCGGCGGACAGGTAGGCTTTATCGTTGACGTAGGTCATGCCTGCTTTGAGCTTATGCGCTCGCCTGAGGCTTATCTTGTAAACGTCTACTTTGTTTAGCTGCCTGTCAGCTGTCACAATGGTACGGTCTGACTTGGCAGTCACACCGGCAGGCGCCTCTGGGCTCTTAGTCTCTATCTGTTTTTGAACGGTCGCAGCCGCTCGGTCCAAAGTTGGGCTCTGTACGTAGTACGTAATAGCTGGCGCCTCGCCGCTTGTCCGCTCAATCTCCCTCACAATGGTCTGTGCGGCAGGCTGAGAGACTTGGACCTTTTTAGCCACAGCATCAGGATCCTTGACCTGCTCCGTGGTCAGCACCTTAGGCTTTTCGTCTTTGTGGGTATCATGGTAATAGACTAACCCGGCCGCAATGACTATGCCCAAAAATAGGATGACGACAGTAAGAGCGCCTATGGAGTCCCATCTGTCGTAGCTAGCCTTCATTGCCCGCCTCCTGCTGCTGGTAAAAGATGGCTTTACCACGGAGCGTGTCGCCGCCGCTCATCCACTCATCGTCATTACTGAGCACGGCAAGGTCCCACCTCTCGCAGGTCGTAGCCGGTCCATATCCGTCCAGGTCAGCCGCCTCTGCGTGGGTCATAAAGTGGTCGGCGTCAATCGGGATGCCAAACACGTCGGAAATGGCCGCCATGAGCTGGGCGCAGGCCTCAATCTGCGCATCCGTTGGCGGCTCCTCGCCAAGGTCCACCTGGTAAGGATTGCCCTGGTAAGCGGTCGCACCGGCGCAGCAGCAGAGAGCAATGGCAATACTGCCCGTGTTGCGGTGCCATGTAGCCTGCGGAATTTCAGTCAACGGCAGGGATTCGATGATTTCCCCGTCGGCGTCAATGCAGATGTGATACTCCGGGAAGCTGGTGTAGTAATGTCCGGCTGTCCAATGCAGGTAGACTCGCACCGGTTCAGGGTACTGATAAAACGCCGGGCGTGCCTCTGCTAACATCTGTCTAACCTCATCCATTGTCATTGTGCAAACCTCCTTTGAAATCCGGCCTCTGGGCGTAGCTCCCGGTAGCAGAATTATATTTGCTATTGATAAACTTGTTGACCACCTGGGTGGTAGCTCCCCCGCCTCCGGTCATGAAGGCGAAGGTGTCATAGTTAGCCCATGCCTGGGCCGTCCATACAAGATAGAACGAGACGCCCAAGAAGGCCGCCCAGGCTATTACTGTAATAACCCGGGTAAGTGACAGCTCTTCGTTTTCGTAGAGTAGCATTTTGAGATACTTCATAATGGTCACACTTTCGGCATCTTTCTGATGTCCTGAATCATCGTAGTCCCCTGCCCATTGCCGCCTAATGCGTGGTAAGTCGCATAGATTTCTTCAGCACTGGCCTCATCAGCATAGGACAACTTGTGCTCTTCCTGCCCCCTCTCGTGGATGCTGCGCAGCTCGATTTTTAAGAGAGCCCTTATCCCGCACTCCGTGCTTTTCCTTTTCGTTTTATTGCTACGTTCTTTATTGAGAAGGTAGCCTACGGCAAAAGACAGGACGGCGTAGGAGCCTTGGGAAAGCAGGCTGACAGCAATGTTGTAAAAATCCATTATTCACCTCCGACGGATTATGAACCTTGTGGCAATCATGGCCCTGCATGGGTCGTAGAAATCAAACTTCCAACCTAAATAGATGCACCATCTCCAATGTGCGGAAATAGGGTCATCATTTTTGTACCTGAAAGCGTTTGCCGCAACAGCGAAATGTTCGCTTTTCCGGAGGATAGTTTCGGGCTTGGTGTCCACGCCAAACGGGTAGAACGCAAACCCATATCCGCAGTTGCGGTAAAGCCAAAACACCCGATTGAAGTAGCGCTTGAGCCACAGGCTCCGCGGGAAGGGCTTTTTAATCCGTACAACCTTTTGGGACCGTCCATGGCCTATGGGGATAGCAGAACACTCATAGTAGTCGTCGAAGTCGTAGGAAAGCCACCTTGGGCAGTCATACAGTACATACTGCCTGTTGTCCAGTGCACTGTCCCACGTCTGCCATAGCCTTAAAGCCTTTGGGAGCTCGCCTTGCCGGTCGGCAAAGAGCACCACCAAAGGATTGGTAAGGTAACAAAGGACCATGCAAAAGAGCTGGCGGATGGAGTAAAGAAAATATTTGATGTACATAGGATTCACCTCTTTTCTAAAGAACCGAAGGGGAATTGGCAAAACATGGGCATCCTTATATAGCCCCACCTAGACTATTTAATGAACGACATATTAATCAGGATGAAATCATCTGCCCGAACAGCAACGAAAGTGCTAATGCAATGACTTACAACACAAGCATTGTTGGAAATAACACCCCACATAACAACCTATTGCCTCTGTACGGCGTATATCGCTTTAGAAGACTTAATTAACTCTCCTAAACTTGTACACTCCGTATACCGGTTGAAGTGTGTTGTGCGGCTGGTTATCGCCAAAAGAAATACCGATAGTAGCTCCGAAACAATTTTCCGCAGCTACTGATGGGAATTTAACATTTCCAGTATTTATAGAAAGGCATCCACTTTGCGCTTTTTGATTTACCCATTGTATGAGCGTACTCAAACTACCTTGCACTTTTGCCAATTCCCCTTCGGTGATTTGGTGCTTGGCCTCGCCCTGCGCCTTCGTGCCGTTCACTGTAAATTCACTGCTTCCAGCTGTGAACACGTATGTATCCTCTGTGCCGTTGTGGGTTTCCTTGTATGTCCCTGCCGTGATGGTGGTAAGGCCAGCATCTAACTGCTCCCACGTGCCACCGATGTAGGTGGAGGGGTTAGTGTCATTTGTGGTCTCAAGGATAGTGCCCACAGGGAACAGGGCCAGCATAGCGGTCTGCATCTCGGTCTTAATCGTGTCGTGGAGGGTGTTGATAGCGCTGGTAATCGCGTTTTGCACCTCGCCGGTGATGGTGGAGTGCATGTCGTCGATGGCCTTTTTTCTCTCACCGTCCATCGTTCCCTGCACATCAGTCTCCACGGCCCATTTTACTGTCCCATCGGTCACGGTCGTGCCGTAGGCGGTCCACTTTGGCTCCGTACTACCCGTAGTCCCTTCCGTGGTACAGGTAGCTTTGCACCCTGCCGGAAGGGAGGGGCTATGGATAACGGTACCCACGGTGTAGGCGGTAGATGGTTGCCATAAGCCATTAGCAAGGGCAAGAGTTACATTATTTTGGTTCTTCATAAAGTCATACATGTTGGCAAAGGTCGTCGGCTTAGAGCTGTCATCCCAAGTGCCATATCCGTCTTTGATAAAGTCTTTGCATTTATCGATACTCAAGATTTTTCACCGTCCTTCTGTTCGGTCTCTTTCTTTTCAGGGAGTGGCTTACTTCTCACGCAGTTAGGGTTCGTGCAAAGGCCCGTCTTTTCGTCCATCTTCCTGTGGCAAAGGAAACATCTATCCATTTAAATCTCCCCCCTCTTTGTGGTGTACTCACTGACTAAAGTCTCACGTTCTGCCTTTAGGTCGTTAAAATAGTCCGTATCTCCAATAGCATTAGCCTTTGCCATTTCGTTTTCTGCATCTGAAATCTTCTGGCTGTATTCGCTGTCGAGAGCGGCAAGTTTCTGTTCCCGCACCTCATCTTCCGTGGGTGCCGGTCTCTCAACAAGCTGGCCCGCTTTGTAGATAAGGTCATTCTGTACGGCTTCATTCCACGCCGTCCCATCCTGCTCAATGGCTACGCCATTGGGATAATTCTTTACGGCAAGGGCCTTGAGCTCGTCCGTGGTCTCCCCGTGGATGCCGACAACGTAAGATGTCTCACGCTCCCCAGTGTCGGCGTTGTAGATGCTGAGGTATTGCAGGGAGGTATCTGTACTGTCCATTGTTTACTCCTTATACTAAAATAGCTCCCATAGAAGGGAGCTGATATTTTATGAAAAATCCAAATGGATACGGGACTATCAAACATCTAAGCGGTTCACGGCGGAACCCGTGGGCGTTCGTAGTGACGGAGGGTGGCAAGCAGAAGGTAAAAGGTTACTTCCCTAGTAAGCTGGAAGCCCTTGCGTTTCAAGTCGACTGGAATAAGTCGCATGACAGGCACCGCCTTTCAAGAATCACATTTTCGGAGCTTTACCTACGATGGAAACCAAAGCACGTCGAATACTTTCGTGTTACAGAATCCACGGTAAAAGGCTACGAATCAGCGTATAAGCACTGTACAAGCCTCTATGACAGAGCTGTGGAGGATATAAGGTATAAAGACCTTCAAGCCGTCATCGACAGCATGACAGGCCTATCCTACGCCAGTAAAAAGAAAGTAAGGAACCTATTGTCTCTTCTCTTTGCCTACGCAAGGAAAATGGAGTATACAAGCCGTGACTTTTCCGGCCTAATCCACATCGGCCGGAACAAGCCGGTGAATCCTCACCATGCTATCAGTCGCCGGAAAATCAATCAATTATGGAAACTGGTGGACAGTGCGCCGGACGTTGATTTAGTCCTCATACTTATTTACACCGGCCTCCGCAATGGGGAGCTTCGTGCTCTGCTCAAGACCGACATCAACCGCAAGCAGAAATATATGCGTGTCACAAAGTCAAAGACTGCCGCAGGCATCCGCACCGTGCCTATCCATCACTTGATTTGGCCTCTCATCGCAAAGCGTCTTGCCAGTGAAGGCCCCTATCTTGTGAACGTCCAGGGCAAGCCCTATGACTATAGCCGTTTCGCCCGCACCTTTAGAAGGGTGATGAAGCTAGTCCACGGTGAGAAGCATAAGCCCCATGACACTCGCCACACCTGCGCTACCCTGCTTGACGGTGCAGAGGTCAACGATAACGCCCGTAAGATGATTCTCGGCCACGCAAGGGCTGATGTAACCAATGGCGTGTACACCCACAAGACGCTCCGGCAGCTTCGGAAAGCTATAGAGTGTCTGTGATACTAACCTGTTACTGATTGGCTGGATGGGGAGCGACAGATGTGCGATGGTGACTGGGTAAATCTTGATACTAATGTGCTACTCAGATTTTGGGGAAGGTAGGGATAAATGGCGGATAGTGTTTTACCGATATCCGATAAAATCGGGGATTGTGAGGCGTAGGCGGAATGCGTTTATACAGGGTGGAGCTAGCTCCGGCCAGTCAGTCACATTCCCTTTAGCCTTTTCCACTGTCCTGTGTTGCACCTTTTCCGCTAGAAACGGTAAATCAGACCAATGGCCACCGTGGCTTACTTATCTCTCTAACACAGGAGCCTATTGTTGGGCCTCGACGGGTTGCCCAGTGTCCTATGTAGCCATAGGAGTGTAGACAGGGTGGATATAATGAAACGCATACGAATACAAGAAGAACAATAACTTACCCTGTTGCATTCTCGTCTATTATCGGGGCATGGATTGCAGAAATAGCCTCCTCTGCAGATTCTGATTGGGGCGAATTAACCAGTAAGCCTAATAACACACAACTTGTTTACTATCAGAACGGGCGCAGTACCGGCTCCTATTGGTATGCAATAGGTGTATAGACAAGGTGGACATAACGAAGTACTAAGCACTGTTACATTTCCAATATCCCTTTCTAATGCGGCTTTGGGCGTCGTGGCTACAGTGTCACAAAATGATTACGAAGCCGCACAAGCATGGTCATATACTGCTGGAAATTTCTAACTTTTTCAGCGGTATTCGGGCCGTTGGGCACATTGGATAGCGGTTGGCTTTTAGTGGTTAAATACCTACAGAAAGCCATAATAGATTCTTGTTGTCGATATCATAGCCAGAGTAATACACGAAGGAAGTGGTGTTATAAGTCTTGATGTTTTCAAGTCCTCTACCGCTACTGTTAGCTGCATTTACAACGGGCGTCCCTACAATGCTTAAAACCTTAGAATAAGCGACTGGGAAGGGAATAGATATGTCAGTGCGTATACCAACATATTTATATCCACCCTGTATAATAAGCGGAATAGTCCCGCCCAGCTTTACCCACCACGCATTGGCGTTGGAGACATCGCCCGCTACCACACCGGCTTGGGATTGGACGTTGGCAATGTAGCTCATAATGTCAGTGCCGTTGACCAAGAGCTTGCCGCCTGAGCTTGAGAGCCGGACAGAGTAGTCGGCGCTGTCGCCGCTTGCCTCATGGAAATCTACCATGCTGCCAATCTCTATCCCCCCATCTTTACCAACGGCGGGGAAGTGCGTGCCATCCCAGACACTATTAGCGGCGTTTGGCGTGTAAGGCAGATGGTCCAGCCCTGTGCCACCCTGAGCCACGGGCAGGATGCCGGTAATGCCCGGAGTGACTGACTTGTCCGCTTCATTGAGGTTTACCCTTTTGGTGCTGGCGAGGTCTACCTGGATAGTCTGCCCCAGCATGGCCGGGGTCACGATTTTATCTTTGTTGGTTCCAGCGGTCACCTCAGCCTGTGTGGCAAAGTCTATTGTCCTAGGGAGCATGATGTAAGCCGCAGTTCCGTCGGAGATGGTAGAGCCTACGGCCCCCCAGGCCGGCTCAGCGTCACCGCTGGTACCCTCCATGGTCACCCGTGCAATGGTGTTGGCGGGCAAGTTAGGAGAAAGTATCACCTGCCCTTTAATGTAGTTCGTTCCAGGCTGCCAGAGAGCCATGGACACAAGGGAGTACATTACCGCATAGTGGTTTTTAAGATATTCCTGAAACTGCTGCTCTGTGGTGCCTTTGCTGGCATCGTTGGGATCTGGATAATCGAGCATTCCGTCCAGTGTCTGTAGTTTTTTAACGTCGGTCATTTAACCCTCCAGTAACTCATTTACAAATCCTTGCCAGGTGATGTCCACGGTCCCCGCCACCTGCTTGCCGGTGCTATCCAGCAGGGCAATGACGCAGGGCGTCTTGCTCAAGACTTTAACGGTCACAGCGTCATCATCCTGTACGGCGTCGATGTGGACCGCCGTGGTCTCATAAAATGGCGTGGTAATCGGGAGCTCCATCCCCTCAGCAGGCACCGCCAAATCTTCAAAGTGTTCCTGCCGATCCGGCACATCCACATAGGCGTGGAGGCCCTTGATAATCGTCTCTTGATAAGAGTTGTTCTTCGACTCCACCTTTATCTGGATGTCATCACCGGCCCGAACCTCCACTTTATCAGACCACTGTTTCCAAAGGTCGGCTGCGGTGTCCCACACATTAGCGTCCTTCCTGTCGGTGCTCCAAAAGCTGGCGTCTGCTTTATTGGCAGGCCAGAAGGAGGAGTTGAGAGCCAGCCGGTAGTAAACGACTGCCGGGCCCTCAATATCTGTGGTGAGCCAAAACTGGCCGCTCGCTGGTGCCTTGAATTGACAGTTAGCAACGTAAGACTGGAAGGAGCTGCCCCACATCTTAGTGTCCTTTGTGCGCCAAAACTTTCGGCCTTTTTCGTGCCACATCTTAGTCGAGTTAACGGCGTGGATGTAACCATCAGATAGGACGGTGCCGTTGTTTTTAACGTCGGCAAAATTGGCCTCTCCGAAGTCTTTATCAAAGAGGACGTTTTCTTGCAGGAGGTCGCCCATGTCGAGGAGACAATAAGCAAAGTTTTTGGACTCGTTTCCGTTGGTGTCTACCGCCTTAATCATGACGGCGTGGGTGCCCTGCCGGATGGTCTGGGTTTCATAGGGCTGGGTTGTAATCAACCCTTCCTGGACAGCTATGCCGGTTTCCCAGTTGAGCTCCTTGCCCTGCGTGTATTTGAGCATGAATCCGGCAATGTCGTTAGGGTCGGGATAGGTGTATTTCCACCAATAGCGTCGAATAGATGATGACATCTTTTCGACGTTGAGCACTTCCACGTCCGGGGGAAGAATCTGCACGGATTTTGGAATAAACGGATAGGCCTGCACGTCAGCGAGCGACTGCTCCATGCCGACAAACACGTTAAATGCGGTAAATTTAAAGTACACGGTCTTGCCAATGTAGGCATTTTTAAGCCCGGACCGCAGAAAAGCCTCATCACACCTTGCAATCTGCGTGCCTGTCGGATGATACTCAGGGTCGCTTCCAAACTGCCCACGGACAAGTCCGGACAGCTTCCAATGTCCATTGTCCAAAAGTTCCGCCGTCTGGTAAGAGAGGGCCTCGCCGTCGATGTACATGACGGTGTCTCCGTTTTTGGCACTGGTGGCATCTACAGAGGTAAAATCCCCTTGGTTGAGTATCATCTCAAGCGAGGTAGCCTCAATCTCAAGCGGCGCAGCCAAGGTGCCGTAGCGTGCCCGGTAGTCGATGGCACCCAGTTTGCGGTAATACTCATTAGTGTCAGACACCCAGACGGAGCATCCGCCCCAGTTAGGATTCTTGCCCCAGGTCCCTAGCCATACCTCGTTGTCCGCATCCGTCATAAGAGCCGGAGGCTGGAAAATCATCGGTGGCTCACAGGTGCCCGGGTCAGGATTGAAATCAATGAGAGGCCTCTCGTTTTCGTGTACGTTGTACTCAGCTTCATCGTACACGCCTTTTGCTCTTGAGATGGCGGTAAAGGTCAGCACGCCATTGGTGCCCTCGGTTACGCTGTCAATCATAGCAGGCTGGTTTTCTATGCCCATGGCAGGGTCGTTCAGCATGACGAGGTCACCGGGCTCCAATCGGCAGAAGGCCCAGTCAAGCTTGAAAGTGTATTTTACACGTTCGTATTTATTCTTCCGGCACAGTTCTTCAGCCAGCTTTACCGCCCGGGTCTTGGTGTAGATGTAGTGTGCCTTTGTGGTACTGGCCTGCCTCACGCCAAATTCTTTGATGTCGTCATTATCCTGGTAATTAACGATTTCCTTCTCATAGCCATTGGAACGGTTCAAAAATTCCACAGAAATCCGGTTGTAAATTTCAGAGGAATCTTTGCGGCTGTAAGTTATGCAGGCCCCACCGCTCTGCGGGATAAAGTCATCAGGTGTGAGGTTGTAGCGGATAGTTTTATCAGGCTTCCACGCTCCCACTGCCCTGTCCGCCCGGGGAACAATCTTAAATCGGTCGTTGCTCCAGAATAAATAGGCATTGGTAATGTTCGCAATCTCATTGACGATTTCCCGGGCGCTTTTAGCGTCGGTGCTGTCACTGGGCGTGGAGATTAAAAGGTCCGCCTCTTTGCAGTACTGGCGGTAATTATCAATCCCGTCAATCTTGACGCCGCCCAGGCCCACCTTAGTCAAGACATAAAGGATGTAGTCGGCAGGATTCACGTCCACACCGTCGCCGGTATCGAGCAGTTTCCCTTTGACTTCAAAGTTAAAGGACGGCATAGAGCCGGAATCTCCAAGGTCTATAACGCCTGCCATGTAGGCCAGATTTTCGTAGGCCAGCGCTTTGTTAGGATGTTTGCCCTGGACATAGGCCCAAGGCTTTTGGTCCGGCGTTCCGGAAAAGAGGGTAAGGCCCACGTCACCATTAGGGTACTGGTAGACATTTTTCCCTTTCCACATAGTCCCAATACCGGTAACAGGCCCCTCGCACAGGGCAAGGATGACGGCCACGGTATAGGTGTAAGTGACGGTTGTAGTCTTAGAGCGGCCACCCTTGCCCGACTTCTGAGAAGATTTATGTTCGTGGGCGGTAAAGTCATCCCAATAGATGACGTTTGGAGAGATTCGAGTAGTACCCAGAATCTCGCAGACGCTCGCTCCGTACTGGGCTGTAGAGACGGTAAAGTCCGAAATCTTATTCTCACGGATCGTCGTGTTGTGGCCCTTAAACAAGCCCATACTTTACCCCTCCCTCCTAAAGCGGTACACGCCGTGCAGCCGACTTTTGCCTGTGGCAGTTAAAAACATCACATCATTGATGTCGGTCATCACCACCCCCTGCTCCACAAGGGCATGGATGATGTGGCCATCTCCGACATAAATGCCGCCATGGGACACGCAGCGACCAAATTTATATAGCAAAAAGTCCCCGGGCTGGATGTCTGACAAGGGGACTCTATCGCAATACTTTTCTACAATATTCAAAAACCATTCAGAGGAGTGGTGCAGGTGCCATTCGTTGGAGTAAGGAGCCACCTTGATGGCCCCCTTTTCCACATATCCACTGTTTTCGAGGCAGGAGATAAGGAGCATGCCGCAGTCCACGCCTCTACCTTTTACCTTGGCCTGATTGACGTGGGGCGTCCCAAGCCATGTATAAGCTTCTGTAACAATCGGATTCATCATAACAGCACTTCCTTCAAGGGTACATAGGGCGCAATGACTGAGGCGGAATCCTCCTCGGTGCTTGAGGACACCTTGCCGCCTGAGGCGGAGTAGGTGCCCTGAGGGTAAAAGCGGCGGCGGGGAAATTCTTGAGACAGCCCCTGCACCTTACTTTTTACAGTCAGTTTCATGAGGAGCCCGCCGCAGCTCTTAACCTCAGTGATACCGGAAAACAAGTCAACGGCTCCAGTGATGTTACCCTCCTCATCAAAAAAGGCACGGGAGAGCGAAAGGGTTGCCCGGTCCAGCGTCCCGTCATGAGCGGCAAGGAAAATAGGCTTGTCGCCTAATTTGTCATCAACGGTGGCATAAATGCTCACCGTCATACTGTCCACGGAGATGACATTATTGATTTTAGTCTGCTCACGTTTGAGTAGGAGAGCATCATGGAGGTAAGTGTGGCCGTTGTAGGGGACATCATGGTCCGCATCCGTGTAATAGTACGCCGTCCCATCGTAAAGGGTCAACGTGTAAAGGTCGCAGACCACCATCTCTTTTTTGGCGCTAAGGTAAGCAGCGAGCTCATCGGTTACAGTTTTCATCTCACCACCTCCAGCGACAGGGACACCTGGAAGATGTTGTCAAACTTCTGCTTTATCTGGAGCTTTGATTTCGCAAATTTGACGTACCAATAGTACTCATAGGATGCGGTAACTTTTGCAGTATCAGCTGGCGCATTGGTAAAGACAACGGCGCCGCGGTCCAGTTTATAGGAGGTATCGCCCTGCTCTACCCCGTCTACGTAGACGTGGAGATTATCGGCATAGTAGACAGGCTCCTGCTGGCCGTGCATGTTAGCCACCAGCTGGTAAGAACCGTCAGCGTTCTTAGCAAGGACTACGTTCTCGCACTTGTAATTCTCGGCGTCCTTATAGTAAAACGGCGTAAGGCTTCCCTTCGTCCTGGCAAAAAAGGCAAAGAGGTCATCCTTTTCCTCTGACGTCAGCCCGGGAAAGGTAATGGTAAAAGTCCAGCCGGGCAGGGTCTGATAAGTCATGGCACGCCTTCTGCCGCTGGCGCTTGCTTGCTCGTTGACATCCCAGCTCTGTTCCGTATCCGTTTCCCAGGACACCTTGCGAGGGTCCAGGGGGAAGAAAATGTTAGCCAATTACCACACCCCGCTTTTCGTAGTGAAATCTCTATCACCGTCAAAAAGTAACTGCTTGATGCTATCCATGCCGCCATTCTGCAGAAACTCCATGAAAGAAGCCGCATCCAGGGCGGACACGTTAAGCGTTACACTGTCGCCAACAGGTACAGCGGTGCCTTTACTACCCGAGCCATTAGCACGGACAAGGCCGCCGGTGGCAAAGTGCCCTACCCTGCCGCTGTTCACGGCATCCAGTAACGGCAGGCCGACGTTCTGCACGGCGTCAGCCGTGAGGACATACTCGCCGTTAGACAGAAAGGCGGGGATGCTGTCGGAGGTTCCAGTGCCTGGGCCCGCGATGTAGCCGCCAGTGGCGAAGCCAAAAGTTGCAAATTTCGACGCAGCCATAGCCTGTAAAGCTGCTGTGGCCATGTAAACGGATGTGGTAAAACCTGCCAAGCCCGTAGTAGCGGCTACAGTTGTAGCTGTTTCTGCCGGTTTGGTGCCTGTATTAATAGCGCCCTGAATTATGTTGTAAGTACCTAACAATTTTCCAGCGGTACCAGTACCACCAGAAAAGAGGCTCAAAGTATTGGTAGCGGTATCCATGCCGGTAGTCATACGATTTATGGTGTTCTGGAAAGTAGTAATAGGATCTTCGTCTCCATTTCCATTAGAGCCGCCTCCAAATAGGCCCCCGAAGAGTCCGCCGCCACCTCCACCAAGCAATCCACCTGCAAAGGATAGGCCGGTAAAGAGGCCGCCGCCTCCAGAGCCGCCGGAAAGGTCGCCGCTCTGCTGATCTCCCCCGAACATGCCCGGGAAGAGGCTTGTTAAAATCTGGGAGCTCCACTTGTCGGCCAGCTGTTTGACAACGGTGTCAAGTAAAGAATCCACCATGTCCAGGAAGGCGTCGCCAAAGGTCTCCTGCCCCTCCAGGATGTTGGTAAAGAAATCAGAGATACTGCCCTTGAAGCTTTCCATGCTATCCGCCATCATCTGTGCGGTGGTCTTGTGGGCATCTTTCCAAAGGTCATAAAACTGCTGCATTTCGGCAGTCTCGCCGTCCCAGTCCATCATCTGCTTAAAGTCGTCACTGTTGAGCAGATCCCCCATGGCCTCGGTGTCGTGATGGCTGATGGCGTAGTCCATCTGCTTAGCAAAAGAGGCCCTGTAAGCCTCTGTCCGCTTTTCGGCGGCGGCCTGTACCTGGGAGGTGTACCAATCTTCAACGGCGGCCATGGCTTCCTTGTCGTCCTTGTTCTGGGCGACTGCCTTGGTCCGTTCTTCCTTTTCCTTATTAAGAGACTCAACAGTTGCTTTGTACTCGGCGTCAGCCAGGCTCTTATAGTCGCCTTTAAGCTCCGCATTAGTCCGCATTGTGTCGGTCTTGAGCTTGTTAAGGGCTTCCCGCTGCTGCTGGGTGACTTTGTTCTGCAGAGCCGTCTGGTACTCAGCCAGTTTGTCCTGCAGAGACTTGACCGCCTCCGTCGGGAGCCCTGCCGCAGCCAGCTTCTGGATTTCCTGCCCTTTAGCTTTTACATTTTCAGCCACCTGAGCCATGCCTGCTTCATATGCAGTGCCGGTTTTCTCTTCAATTTCCGTGGACATAGAGGTAAAGAGCTTGAGAGCCTCCTCTTTGGCCTGCTGTAGTTTCCTCTGAGCCTCCTGCAGAGCCTTTCCGTTTTTGTCTACGGTCTGGGTAGCTGTGGCGCCTCCGGTCAGCTTAGCAACGGAGCCATATCCGATAAAACCAAATTCCTGCTTCCACTGGTCAAGATCGTGCTGCTGCAAGCCCCCCTTGGAGTCACGAGAGATGACAATGTTATTGCCGACATACATGCCGGCATGCCCCGGGCCGGAAACATAGTCACCGACGGAAGGGCTGTATCCGTCGTTGGGTCCGTACCAGGCACTTGCATTCTGGAACATTGCATCCAGATTATTGCCGGACGCCGTCAAATCGGACATAACGCCCGCTGCTCCGTACATGGTGGACACAAAAGAGGCGCAGGAATTTTCCATATCGTTCGTAAGGTCCGGATTGAGCCACTGGCTCCCGGGAGCGGCGTTATAAGTGTCAATAGCCTTTTGAGCTGCAATCTCCCCTAGCGGCACCTCGACGGTATAGGTCTTTGGCACCTCTACTTTAGGAGGGGCAGAGCTTCCCCCGCCGCCTGCCTTAGCGGCCGCGGTGTTATCATCCACCGACTTGGAAAGCCCTTCAAGTTGGGCTTTGAGGTCATCAAGCTGTTTGTTGGCTTCTGGAGATAGTTCGGTTTTCTCAAGGTCAGGCTGCATGTACTGACGATTATTCAGTTCAGCCACAAGGGAAGAGTTCTGGTCCACATCCTCATAACTAAACGGATTCTCGAAGTCAGAAGCGTCTGTATTGACCACTCGCTTCTTCCACACGCCGTCAAGCTGTTTGTAGGCCTCTCCGTCAATGTCTATGACATGGTCGTTGAGTTCTTGCTCCGCCTTCTCCTTTTTATACTGAACAAGGCAGCCCAGGGCGTAAATGATGGCAGAAGCAACACCCAGCCAGCCACCGGCAAGGGCCCATGCTGCGCTTGTCAGCTTTTTCATGGTGGTTAGCCCGGCGGAGCCCATAGTAGTCATTTTGACACCGGTGTTGATGGCCGCGCCTCCCACACTGCCCACTGCGGCGCCGGACACAACGGCGGCTTTGCTCACGCTGTTAATTGCGCCGGTCTGCACGGCGGCAGAGGTGGTGGCGGCGCTGTTAATCTCGGCATAGGTCTTAGTCATCTCAGCCCGGATAACAGCGGCAGCCTTGGCGGTCTCTGCCTGCCTCTGCCGCACATAGTTTGCATAGAGGCGAGTCTTTTCGGCCTCCGTAACCTCCATGGTCTGCAGAGACTTGAGATAGGCCTTTTCCTCCTGCAAGGCGGCATTTTCAATAAGTCGGATGCGCTTGTTAATCTGCGCCTCCTGGGCTCTGGTGATAGCGTCGGTAGCGGTAGATGCGGCGCCGGTGCCTGCCGCGCCCATGAGGCCGCCCAGTGCGGCAACAGAAGCCCGAAGGGCGGTCACAGTCTTATAGGCTGCAATAAAGCCCACCAATGCCTTGGTGCAGTCTATAACCTCTTCCTTGTTGGTGGCAAGGTACTGGGCAATGGACGCGAGGCCAGAGGTCAGAGGCGGGATTATCTGCTCAATGAGGGGAGCCAGGGCGGCGCCGGTAGCAGTCCCCAAAGTGGAGGCCTGCATCTTAAGGACATCAATTTCCTTCTTGGTGCGGTCCATCTCTTCTGGGTCAAGCCCTACGCTCTGCACCTTTGCGGCGTTCTGAGCGGCCTCAGTGTACTCCCTGAGCACGCCGGTGAGCGCAATGCCCCTGGCGCCCAGAGTTTCCATGAGATACTCCTGGCCGTAGCCTACAGAAGTTGCGGCCTTGTAACCTTCGGACAGCGCTTTAAGCTGCTCATTGACTGGTAATAGTTTACCATTAGCATCCTGCAGAGAGACTCCCACGGCGTCAAGCATGGCCTGCGCTTTTTCGGCGGAGGCTCCACCGGCGGACAGTGTCTTGTCAAGCCTCATAATGGCCGCGCTGGCAGTCTGTACATCACCGCCAGCAAGGGACACAGTCTTGGAAAACATGGACGCCTGGGCCGCAGAAATGCCCATGGTCTCGGAGAGATCTTTGACGCGGGCGCCTGCCTCCACGGCGCCGGAAATCAACTGAATAAATCCAAAACCGGCACCGGCGGCAGCGGTAAACTTGCCAAAGTTGGAAAGCAGCTTTTCCATGGATCCCGCCGTGCCATCCACGGCGCCCTGGAAAGTCCTTAGAGGATTAGCATCAAATGTGCTGTTGATGTCCGACTTCGCTTTATTCAGTTCACTCCTGAGGCCGGAGCTGTCGGCGCCCAGTTTAACAAGCAAATCAGCGATTGTGGCCATGATGATGCTCCTCCGTTATTCCAAATTCACGCTTTAGTTCTTCCCGGTCTTTCAACAACTGCGCCCTCTTCTGTTCCGGGGAAACGTAAAGGGGCTCTAAAATCTTGTCAATGCTCAAAGGTTCCTTACAATAGGGGGATAAGAGCCAGACGATATAGTAAGCGATGCGCTGGTCCTTCTTCTTGAGCGCCAGCCGCCTTCCTTCGAGATAGGTGTAAAATTCGCCCGGCTGGAGGTCCTCAAATTCGGAAGGCTTGAGGCCTTCGGCGTAGGCGATTTTTTCGGCCTGCCCTACCCAGTCGGCGAAGGACTCTATTTTTTGAGAAACAGGTCCAGAAAGTGCAGCATCTCTTCCTCTTCCTTCTGGCCCCCCTGTGTAAAAAGGCCCGAAGCGACGATAGATTTAAGGATGTAGCCATTGAGGTCGTCGATAGAGCCTGAATTTTCGCAGTATCGGTCAATAAAATCATAATAATCTGTATCCCGCGGCATGTTCTGCAGTCCTGCTTTGAGCCCGGCAAGGGTAAAGTCAAGATTGAGAGTGCTGTAGGCGGCTGCCGAGTTTCGCAGCATGGAGCCCATAATTAGCATAATAGAGCGCCCATGATTAAGGCGCTCCATTTCTGCCAGGGCCTTCGTGTTAAACATAAGGGAGTACTCTTTCTCCCCCATCTTAAACGTAATGGCCTTCTTCATTTAGTTACCTCCATTAAGGGTTGGTTGTAGCGGCTGCCTGATAAGCGCTCAGTTCGCCGTCGCCAGTGAGGGTAGCGGTAATGGTTGCGGCATCGGTAGCGGCGTTGCCTTCATCAAATTCAGTAACATAACACCAGCCCGTTCTAAACTTGCCGTCCGGGCGTGCAAGTTTAACCTGAATCTTAATGCCCTTGCGGTAAGCGTAGTCCAGGATGTCCTGCCCGTTGTCATCCAGAACCTGGAGGGCGGAGAAGCTGATGGTCCATTTACGAGTGCCTGCGAGCTGGGAAGCCCAGCCGCCGGAAGTCTTGTTAGTTGCATCGATAGTATCGGCGGAATTTTTAGTATTTGCTTCTTTCTGCGCGCCAACCAAGGTCCACACAGGCGTTGCGGCAGTGCCGGACGGTCCGTTTACATAAAGAAGGACGTCCTTGCCTGCAAAAGCCTGAGTAAGACTAGGGTCAGTCGGCAGAGTTTTAAGCTGTTCTTCAGTAAGTGCCATTTATTTACTCCTTTTGTTCAATCAAAAAACTAAAAACCACTTTACCGTGGTAAGCTGTTATGCCGTTTTCGTACGCCTCCCCTTCAATGGAGGAGTCGATGAGGTCAACGGCTAAAACGTTAAAAGCAGACATCTCCGGACGGCGAATGGTTAAAAGGTGGACCAGGTCATCCATGATTTCGTTACATTCTCGCTTTCCGGCCTCTGTGGACCACACGTCCATTTCCTGCGTGATGAGGTGTAAAGCCTGAACCTTGTTGATAAGGTCCGGTTTGTCCTCCTGCCTCCCCAGCCAGATATAGGGAAATTCCTCCTGCCCCGTTGGTATAAAATCATACACTGGCACGGGGTTATCAGAATCTGTGACAATAGCGCCATTAATAAGGGTATAGAGCCCTTTCTGCAGGGCGTTAAGGGGGAGTCTGTAAAGTATCATGTCTTGGTCACCGCCTCTCTAACCTTGGCTTCAAACCTTGGCCGTTCCGCATCCATGGCCGGTTTCATAAAAGGCCTTGCCTTCCTCGCAGGGATGTTAGCCCTGGTAAAAAAGTAACCAGAGCCCCCGGGATGTAGGGCCTTTTTCTTGACCGGCATAAGAATGGGGACCGGCCCGGCGCCGTTTTCCACCAAGTGAGCCGTTGGCTCTTTGGTGTAGACAACGCCGACGGTGTTGGTCGGGGTGTCCTCGAATCGCATCCGGATAGACTTTTTTAAGGCCCCGGTGCGCACAGGCACCCTTTGGACAGCGCCTGCAAAGACGCTCTCCGTGCTGTCTTTTACTATCTTGCGGATGCTGTCGCTTGTCCTCTTGTCATAAGAGTCAAGCTGCCGCAAGCAGTTAAAGACCGCCTGGGAGATGTCCGCCTTGACGATAAAAGTCGCTTTTTTAACCACGATGCACCACCGCCTTGCAGGTCATCGTCACCTCGCCGTCCACGGAGTAGTCCAGATTTAAAATCTCATAGGTCTGATTTTTGTAGATTACGGTGCAGGACTCATCAAGACCTGCCAATGTCTTGATGGTAATGCCTTGAGTGACTCCCGAGATGGGACCGCCGCCGGCATTACCCGCCCAAAACTTGGCGGGATGAATCATAGCCCAGACGGTCGCCAGTAAGGCAGGCTTCCCTTTGCGGTAGCCGCCCTGGCCGTCAGAGACTTTGGCCGTCTTATACACCTGGATGCGCTTGTTGCGCTCCCCTACCCTTGTCGTTTTCATCACCGGCCTCCTGCCTGCTGTTTAGCTCTGATCTGAGCGACTAGCGCCGTGACCGCCATGCCTTCAATTTCGGAGCCGGAAAACAGCAGGTCCGGGTTGGTCAGCTGCCGGGAGGTCAGAGTGACGAGGAGATTAACAAAGAGAGGGTCGTCATAGTCTGCTTTGCACCCGGCGTTGGTTAAGTAAGTTTCCGCGCCTTTTGCATAAAGCATGGCGTTCGCAATTTCCTCTTCACTGTCGAGGTGTAAGAGTCTCGATAGCTCATCTTGGCTAATCATCCTGTCATCCCTCCTTTAGACTTATGTACCGGTGCCGGAAGCGGCTGCGGTGCCTTTTTTGACTCTTACAAAGCCCTTATAAGCTACAACGTTGCCACCCGCATATATGCGGGATTTGTAGGAGATCATGTCCTGCTTAAACTTGAAATCGGTGGATTTCTGCACGTCAAGCGGGGAGAATGCCACCAGTTTGTAGCTTTTAACGTCGCCGTAAGCCATGCAGTAAGCACCTGCAGAAGTATTGCTGTTAGAAACAGCGGAGCAAGCGGAGTTAATGAAGAACGGTACGGAGTTGATAGTACCGAAGCCTCCGCGGTTTACGATGTTGTAGAAAGGCTTGCCGTCAGCAGAGCGGACAGAAGCGAAAGCTTTGAGGTCTTCTTTGGAAAGAATCAGGGCCGCCTGAGATTCCACAGATTCATCGCCGCCGTAGGAGAACACAATGTCATCCAGGGTGGTGTTGCCAATAGCGGAAACAGTAATGTCAGATTCGGCAGGGATAGCGTCGCACTTGGTGGAGAAGATACCGGTCAGATGGCCCGCGGTACCGTCGCCCAGCATGATTTCCTTTGCCAGTTTCTTTCTGGTGGATTTGGTCACACTGCCTTCGACAAAGGCGGCATAGTCAGCGGCCGGCAGTTTTTCCACTTCGTCCGTGATTTCGGAGTAACCGGTAATCTTAGATTTGGTGATTTCTGCATAGCCAAAAGCAGCATCGGTGTCAGCCAGTTCCGCGCCTTCTGCGGTGTAATTGCCTTCCGGGGAATCTTTAGCGTAGGGCTGTTTAAAAGATTCGCCGCCCTGCAGTTCCATATAGTCGACAGCATCGAGCAGGGAGGAAACCTGCTGGAAGGTGTCGTTAATGGTGGCGGAATCACGATGCGGCAGGATGATGCTGCCGGTGGCAACAGTAAGGGAGCGGCCTTCTTTGAGGTCCCTGCCGCGCTGTTCCATCTGTTCCGCGGTGCGGCTCTGGCGGCCTTCTGCGGTTACAGTAAAGCCGGCGCCTGGTTTAAAAGACCTGTTTTCCGGCGCCAGGTTCTGTGCTTCGTGTTCGGCGTGTTCATTGACTGCCTGGGTGCGGGTATCCGGTTCTGCAGTCTGTGTGGGAGCCGGCGCCTGTGCGTTTTCAGCGGTGCGCTGTGCTTCTGCGGTGCGGGCTTCATCCACAAGGCCCTTCATAAATTCAATGCCAGCGGACAGGTCCTTAATCTGGCCCTGCAGGCTTCTGAGTTCGTTCACGTCCTGGCTCGCTTCGGATTTCTTCACCAGAGCGGCGCGGGCATTTTTCTTTGCTTCGATTTCTTCGAGCAGTTTCTTGATGTTCATGTTTTCAACCTCCTAAAATACGATTCTTGATTTTAAGCATTTCGATTTCGTTAGCAGTCTCCACTGCCTTTCGCTCTTCCTCCCGCTTGCTCTCCAGCAGCTGGCGGGCATTGTCCAACGCCTCTTTATCGGAACGAGCTGAAATATCGGTATCCTCATAGGCCGGGAAGGTCACAGCAGACACTTCGTAGACCTTAGAGATTTTATTGATGGTTCGTTTTGGATGGTCCTCATCAGACCAATCCCAGGTATCTTCGGCGACTACAAAACAGAAGGACATGCCGTCCACATCGCCCCGGGAGATGGCGGAGTAAAGGGCCGCCGCCTCCGGATTGTTTCTGGTGTCCAGTTTGGCATCAATTAAAAGGCCCTGGTCATCAATGGACAAGGTCATGGTACTGGAGCCGTTATTGCGGCGGCTCCTTGCCAGAGGCACCTTATCAAAGTCATGGTTGGTGAGGAGCGGCACATCAGTTAAATCACAGCCGTCAAAGGCACCCCGCTCAATGGTTTCATCAAACCAGTCTCCAATAGAGGTGGTCTGCCCAAACACGGCGGCATGACCTTTGACTTCACGGATGCCGTCATCCTCCACGCCGTCAGCCCTGTTTTCAATGGCCATGATGTCGGGAATGTTAAAGCGGCGCTCGACTTTACCGCACATGCTCCGCTGGTTCTTTTTAGTCTTCTTTCCCATCAGTTTCTCCTTTCTTTGAATTACCTAAGTCACCGGATTTTGACATGCTGGCCTGGTAACTGTTGGCCAACGTGGAATCCACATAGTTGAGGGACCTGAAACGACGATTCCCATCAGGCACCGGCTCCATGCCAAACATTTCGCGGGCCTCGTTGACGGAGACCATTTCAATCCTTGTGCCAAGGTCAATAAACTTGATTTTCTGTTCGTTCGTAAGGAAGGCCGCCCGGTTGCAATAGGTCTTGAGCCAGTGCCCCAGGTCCAGTTCCCTCTGACTAAAAAGGCAGGCGCTCATGGCCTGCTCGAATTCGACTTGAAAATCCTCTATGCACGTCTGGAAAAAGGCGTCATACTGTTCAGGCGTATAATCGCCGGAAAGCACCGCCGTGGAAATGCCGTAGCGCTCCTGGATGACGCCTTTCAAAAACTTGAAAATAGCATCATCAATATGGGCCTGCTGCATATTGACAGGCGTAAATTCGCCAGGAAGGTCTGTGGCCACAATACCCAGCTGGGAGGATTTGATGTGGTCCTCAAAGTCATCCCGCATCTGTTGCAGAGTGTCTCGGTCCACGATGGTCTTGGCATGGTAGATGCCGGTTATCTTAAGACTTGCCTCCAGGCTCTTTGGCACAGTATCGAGCATGGAGCCCAGGGCGCCCACGCTCTTCTGCAGGTCCCTCACGTCAGGCCAGCCAAAGTCACTCCCGCCGCCAATGATGAGGTTCTTGCCGCGCCTCCACTTAAGATGCACAAGGTCTTGATACGGGAGAATGTCATAGCCGCCGGACCGCCAGCGGAATTTAATTTCCCAAATGTCTCCTGCATCATCGGTACCTATTTCAATCTCCGTAGGATTGAGCGGCCACAAAGCTTTAAAGTACTTCGTATTGTTCCCATGGCTGTCGGTTATCCAATCAAACTCAGGATAGATAAAGCAGTTGCAGTCCTTCATGCGCAGCCATGCGCAGGCCCGAAGAAAGTCGCTCGTGGTCTGCAGGGGATTAGGCTTTGCCCTAAAGAGCCTTGTCAGTTCATCGTTCTGACGCTTGACGGAGTCATCTCCGAGCACCACGGACATAACAGACATCTTGCCAATCTCTCTCGCCACCCTGTCAATGCAGTTGTTGACGTAGTCACTGGCGTAGATGTCCTGCCCTCCATAGGAAGTGACAGCGGTGCTGTCATCCAGGAGGCTCACCAGCATGCTCTGCTTGGTTGCGGCGCCGAATATTTTTTTCAAGTAATTAAACAGCACTTTGTCCTCCTTGGATTGCTAAATAGTCCGTTTTGTACCGCAGGTAAGCGGCGACTGCTATGATGTACCCCAGCGTGCCGTCGATGCGGTTTTTACTCTGTCCAAACTTTTTAACAGGCATCATCTGACCGATGTTGTTGAGCCGGATGGCCGTGTTGGTAAGACACCACTGGTCCACTGGGTTGTTATTGTAGTTAATCATGTGCTCTTTAAGATAGCTCTCGAGCACTGACATAGGTCCGGACAGGCTGTTAAAGTCCATTCCTATCCTCTCCAGTACGTCGGCGCCAAATAACTCGGCAATACCTTTTTTAAAATCTTGGGAGTGCCAGTTATCATAGCCAATTTTAAATGGCACAAGGTGGTAATTAACGTAGAGATTCTTAAACCAATCCACCACCATGGAATCATCTACCTCGGTTCCTGGGCAGATGGTGACAAGGCCCTGCTTTGCCCATTCGTTGTAGTCCTTCTTTTCAGGATTCAAGCCGTTGTCCTCCAGGATAGCGTTGGCCTTAATTTCAGGGATAAAGTACATGGCCATACTTTTGAGGAGCCTGGTTTCCGGATCCACGAAGAGCGCCCTTGCGCAGCAAAGGTCTGTGGTCTCGGCAAGGTCCACGCCGCCCAGATAGTACTGGCCTTTAAGGTCAGCGAGGTCAAAGGTCTCAGGGTTATTAATGGCGGCCATATCAAGCCACGCGGCAGCGCTGTTCTGTTTGATGTTAAAATCCTTCGCAAGGACAAAGGATTTTGTGGCGGCGTTGTTCCGAGCTTCCCCCACCATCTGCCGAAGGAATGTCCATTTCTTAATGACTCCCAGCCCGGGATTGGATTTGCACCAGGATTGTTCATTCTGCCACACCTCCTCCTCGCTGTCCTGCTGGTAAAGGAAAATCAGCCAGCGGGAGCGGTGGGAATCATCCATCAGCACCTGCTGCGCTTCTTCCATCTCTTCGTCAAGATAACCGTTATCGGTGAATCCTTCGGTGGTGATTTCAAGGTACAAAGGTTCATCCTGAGTGGAAAGCGCCTGCCTGATTGGCATTACCAGAGTGTTGTCCTTCATTTCGTGGACCTCATCCACGCAGCCTACCTTGATGTTCTTACCTTCCTTTGCGCTAGTGCGGGCGGAAAGTTTCTTGATGCTTCCCTTGTTCTGAAAGGAAAATTTGCCCTTTGCGTGTTTTCTTGCCTTGTTCCCCCAGAAGAGGCCTTTAAGGTTTCGATGGGTACAGCGGGCAATCTTAGGGCTTGCCTCCCTCATGGCGTCGGTGGCGTCAAAGAGGATACTGGCCTGGTCATAGTCGTTTGAGCCAAAGAGGATATTGGTACCCATCTCGCCGCACACCCACTCGGCAAGAGAAATGGCAGAAATAAGCTGTGACTTGCCGTTCTTTCTGCCTATGCAGAGCAGGAGACGCTGGAAGAGCCTGACAGGCTTCTTCAATTCCTCATCGTAGATTTTGAAAGAGTACAGCGCTTCAATAATCGCCTTTTGCCAGATAGTCAGGATAAAAGGCTTTCCGGCAAAAGGCGCCTGGGCGTGCTTGCATTCCCGTTGGATAAAGTTGATGCGCTTGTTGGAGTCTGTGAAGTCCTTTATAACTTCATCGTCCTGCAGGAGCTCCAATAGTTTCTGCATCTGCAGCTTAATCAGAGCGCCGACGATGTACTTCCCTGACTGGATGCCCGCCCAGTAACGAGTTATCCAGCAATCATCCTTACTCGTAATCGTCGAGTCCGGAATCATCGTCGTCATCCTTTTTACCAAGGACCTTCGCCAGCTTGAAACAGATGTTTGCATAATTGGCCCTTACCTTGGGAAGGACCTTGCTCACCGGGGTTTCCTTCTGCAGTGCCGGGTTCTGCGGGTTCATCTTGACAAGGCCGCTTTTTTTACCCTCTAAGTGTAACGTGTTCAGTTCCACCCGAAGGCGGGCGGCTTCCCAAAACATTCCATCCAGCAGGGCCAGCATATTGGCGTCGCAGTCGGCAAAGAGATTCTTGAGCCGGTTGTACTCAGCTTCTTCTGGGTCGATTGTCGGCGCAATCGACGTGCAGTCTTTATCAGTCTTTTTCATCGTCGGCCCTCCTTTCGGGGTCTGGTTAATTTTTAAGGGAAAAAAGTCGAATTTTCGGTTTTAATCGAAAACATCTGTCCCGCCCGGTCTTGATTCCGGGGAAAAATTTTTTCGATGGCGGGGGGTGGTTTAATTTATTTTTGATAAGTTTCAAACCATTTAATAATATATTTTTTCCATTCATCAGCGAAGATGCCTCGAGCTCCCGCCGCCGCTAAACATTCGTCCATGCTTGCCTCGGCCATGACAGCGGCGCCCCCTGTCTGCTTAAGGATGGCCTCCCGCATCCCCCGCAGAGGAAAGCCGCCCACAATGTAGGCGTCATGCCAGCCGCCATATCTTGTCTTGACCTGGTTGATGAGGTCATGGTAGATGGCAAGGACGTTGCTTCGGAGGCAGTCCGGCTTGTCATAAAGGTCGAGCCCTGAGACCGCCCGGTACAGCATGTCCATGTCGATTATCAAGTCCCCGCGAGTACTCATCTGGTTTACCAGCGTGGATTTGCCAGAACATGGCGGCCCATAAATAAGAAACACTTGCCGCTCATGCTTGTGCCCGAATCTCTCATGCTCTGCATTGTGACAGTCAAAGCAGATGAGCTCCACGTTATCCAGATTGAGTGCCACCTCAGGGTTGTGCACATTGTCCTTGGTCAAAGGGATGATGTGGTGGCCGATGAGCTCTGCCGTGTTAAACGTCATGTCCTTACCGCATCGCTCGCACTTGGGCCCTCGCTTGATAATCAGCTGCCACCTAAGGTCCTTCCACTCTTTCGAGTTGTAGAACCTTGCCGCCCACGCCTCAGCCATTAATAGTCACCCCATTCAACCGGCTTCCTGTGTTTCAGCCAGAAGATGGCCGCCGTTGCGTTGGACGGTATCCATTTATGCACCACCTTGGTCTCCACAGACTTTATAAGCTCCCCATCATCGTCAAGCAGGGGCTCTCCTTTAGACGTCTTTGCCTCCCTGGTAAAGGTAGTCACTTCATCCACGTAGTAGCCTCTTGCGGATTTATACACAGCGTTTTCAACTCGCCTGTCAGCGACTTCCTTCCCCATCCGCAGGGCTTCCGCAATTTCAGGATGCTCCTTCTTCCATGTGTAGAAAGTCTGCTGGCAGACTCCCAGGTGGTCCTTGTCTCTAATCTGGGCGTCGGACAGGCCGTCCAGGGCCCATCCTTTAATCTTGTCCAGACCTTCGGGTGTTACCCATTTAGTCCATTTGGCTTCCACGTCCGTCGCCTCCTTTCGGGCAAAACAAAAGCGCCGCCCCATTAGGGACCGCGCTCATGCATAATTCTTTACTATATTATATCATACATTGCAAGGTGCAAATCATGTCAAATCGTGTAACTTTCTGTCAAGTGATGTAAACTCTTCCAGAAAAGGTTCAGTTTCTTCCATGACTTCCAGATAGTCCAGGGCTTTCCGGCGGCGGTCATCCAGCCTCTGTCTGGTTACACCATAGGCTTCTGTCAACTTGCTCCAGTCCCATCCTTCGTAGTAACGAGCCTCAAGCAGTAAACGGTCATGGTCTTCGGGCAGATAAGCCAGGATGTTTTTAATAGCCTGCAGACTTTCCGCCAGTCTCTCCGAGTGTTCCCGAAGTTTGTCGTCAATGTCTTTAAGTCCATCCTCCAGCGTGATAATGACATCGGACAGGTCTCGACTCTCTCCGCCGCAAATCTTGACCTTGTCATAACTCACGCCTTTAAGGCCGGTGCAAAGGTCAATCCGGCATTTACGCATAACGCCCAGAATCTTAAGGGATTCCCGTTCATAGTTGACTACGGCCCTGAGATAATCCAGGCGCCTTTCAACCGGTGGCAGCTTCCTATTTTCTTCTAACATGTTTGGCCCCCTCTTCGGTGATGCTGGTGTAGCAGACTCCCGTCTTCCTGTCGGCAATAATCAAGTCATTCATCAACTGGTACCCCGCCTTCTTTACCAGGATGCGAACGGTGGCGATAACTCTAAAGGCTGTCATGGCGCGGTTCTCTCTTGCCGCCTCCTTCTGCTCTTTCTGATATTTGGCAAGCACCTGTTCATAGGTCGGGTCGCTGTGGTAATGCACAGTGCGATGCAGTCCTTCTTTCGGCATCAGTCCCTCCTGTTCCACGCCTTCACGGCGTCAGTTACGTCAAGATACTTCCGGCCTTCTGAGGCAATGCACCGTGGGTCCTTGCAGGCCACGGAGTAGAGTGCCTCGCCACGTCCGCGGTAGATGATGATTCCTGCCTCGCTCCCACAAAACGGACAGCGCTCAAGCTTTGCCTTTCTTAATGCTTCATCCGTTTCCTTCTGCTTGTAATAGGCAATCGCTTCTTCGGCATAAGATGGCGTCATGGTCTCACCTCTTTCTGGGATCAATGGGCACACCGTGAAGGACGTCCACGGACCACTGCATGTACTGCAGGGCCTTTTCCATGTCCTTGAGTTCCGTGCCCTTAAAGCGGGAACGAAGGATATACTTCAAGGCGTTTCCCTTGCAGAAGCCGTAGAGCTCCTTGGCGTCAAAGTACATCTGCATAACTTCGATAGGCTCCTTCTCGGCCTTCTGGTAATGCTTCTGGTCAGCGGCGGCGCCGGTAGCCTGTTTCTCTAAAATCATTGAGTGCTCAGGGATTTCACTGTCTTTGATTTCATGGAAATCAGCAGGCTTCACGCCAAAGTCCTCACATGTTAAAGACCTTTCACACTGAACGCTCTTTTTATGCTTCAAAAGATTTCTAGCATATTCCTTTGCTCTGGCCCGAAGGTCTTTCAAATCCAAAAACCGGTCATTATCCACTATCCAGATAATCTTCTTTAATGTGTTGTCTTCTACGTCATAAGGAAGTCCGTCAGGCAAGGCGGACATAGCCTTCGATATATAATCGGCTTTACTTGTTAATGATTTTTCAGAGCTCATAATCATTTCCTCCATTCCCAAGTGCTGTCAATCAAGCAGGAAATCCAGCCACGGTCAAGCAATGCGACCAGCACTTTCATCTGGCTCGTCGTCAGCTTCATGGCGTTTTCCTTGCCATAAGATACAAAGCCGTTGTACCAGACAAGAATAAAATTTGTAAAACCTTTCTTCCTCAGCCATTTGGCGCAATCCATGTGGCTCGGACTCGCCAGGAAGATGAGGCCGTTATCGGTCACCACGATTTCGCAGTAGTTGATAAAGTGCTCCTTGTTGGCCTTTACCATCTTTAAAAATTCGTCCAGAGTAAAAGCTATATGCCGGTATCTTTCGTAAGGATTCATATCAGTACCATCCTTCGATTTCTACACCGGCCTCGTCCTTGAGGCACTTAGCCAATTCCTGCAGGGTGATGTAGCCTTCCTCATAGCACTTGTACTGTTCCAGGCAGAGGTCAACGAATCTCCCCACTCTTCCTTCTTTTTTCATCAGAAGGCCATATTTGTCTTGAATGACCATGGACGGAAGGGCAAGCATGAGGTTGAATGCCAGCTTGCATCCTTTTTCCGTGGCCTCTTCTTTCATACGGTCAATGTCCGACTGCTTGAGGGAGACCATGGGGTCCTTTTTCTTGATGCCTAAACGGCGTCTTTCCTGTCGGTTCATTTTAGTCCTCCTTTCCAGGAATCTCATCCACCGACAAATAACTGAGCGACCGCCGCAAAGATTTAAATTCTTCAAATTCCTTCCGGCTGAATTCAGCGGTCACTGGGAAGCGCTCAAAGTAAAGGGAAAGCTTATACTGCGGCGCTTTATCAAAGCGGTTGATGTAATAAAGGGCTCTCTGCGTGCACTCGGAAATCTCGCGGTACTTGGATTTTAAGTAGTCGCTTTCGGCGTTGATGTCGTGCACGCGATCGATACTGCATAGGCTGATGGTGACCGCACCGGCCACAAAGCCCATAAAAATAAGGATGATAGCGGTGATGTAACTCATTTTTGAACCTCCTTTACAAGCATCTTGACGGCGTCCATCATGGCATCCTGGCCCATGCGTTTTGCCTTAAGGGCCGCCATGACGTGGGTGTCCAGTGTTCCCTCCGCCGCAAGATGATGGATAACAACAGGCTCCTTCTGTCCCTGCCTCTGGAGTCTTGCGTTTGCCTGCTGATACTGTTCCAGGCTCCACGTCAGACCAAACCACACGATGATGTGACCGCCTGCCTGGAGGTTGAGGCCATAACCGGCACTTGCGGGATGGGCCAGAAGCATGAAAATCTTTCCTTCGTTCCAGGCACGCACATCGTCTGCGCTTTTAAGCTGCCGGGCCTTTGGAAACTTCTTGAGGATCCTTGCAAGGTCGCTCCGGTAGGAATAGAAAACCAATATCGGATTACCCTCGTTGGTGCTCACGATGTCGGCCAGGGCATCCAGTTTGGCGTTATGAACCTCAATCATCTGGCCGTCGTTGTCATAGATGGCGCCATTGGCCAGCTGGAGAAGCTTGTTACTGACTGCGGCGGCGGATAAGGCGGTAATCTCCTCGCCCTGCATCTCGATAATGTACTCCTTGGCCATGGTGCGGTAGGCGTCCATGCTGGCCTTGTCCAGCTTGACGGGAATAATCACCGGCGGCAGGACGTCCGGCATGTTTTTGTAGTCCTCACTCTTGAGGGAAATGCAGATGTCGGAAATCTTGTCATAGATTTCTTTTTCCGCCGCCGGGTTTCGCACCTTCCAGCTGTAGACTATATCCTGGTTCCGCTTGTCCGGCAGGAAATAGTTTGACCGAAAAGACGTAAGGCTTTTACCCAGACGCTTACCGCCGTCCAGTAAGTACAGCTGCGCCCAAAGGTCCATGAGGCCGTTGGGCCTCGGGGTGCCTGTCAGAAGGACAATCTTCTTAAAGCATCCCCTTATCCGCCTGATGGCCCTCCACCTCTTTGTCTTGGAGTCCTTAAACGATGTACTCTCGTCAAGAATCAGCATGTCAAATGGTGGCTTGTAGTGAGTCTGCTCCATCAGCCATACCACGTTTTCTCGGTTGATAACGTAGATATCAGCCTTTTTGTAAAGGGCTCTCAGCCGCTCCGTCTTGCTGCCCAAAATGGTGGAGAAGCGGAAGCAGTGAAACTGGTCCCACTTTTGCGCCTCATCCTGCCAGGTGGCCTCGGCCACGGTCTTAGGCGCCACAATCAGGACGCTCCCGATTTCGAAGCGGTTGTACATCTCTTCCAGGATGGCGGCCAGGGAAATGGAAGTTTTCCCAAGGCCTCAGCCCATGCCCAGAAATACACCGGTGCATGGATTTTCGACGATATGTCTAACAACTGCTTTTTGGTACGAATGTAAATTGAGCATCATAAGGCATCACCTCTTTTCCTACAAAGCCTACGAACAAGTGCCTTTGCAGTGTCCCTGTTGTCTACGACGGCTACCCTGTGCCCCTGATAATAAAGGTAAAGCAGGATAAAGCGCTGTATCGGCCGCGGCTTTCCTCCCGGTCTTTTGAGTTCCACGAAGCAGGTTACGCCGCCGGGGAGAATGATAATCCTATCCGGCACGCCTGCCGATGCGGGAGAAACAAACTTGAATGCCTTGCCGTGCTTTCTCCTGACTTCTTTCACCAAGTACTTTTCAATATCTCGTTCGTTTTGCATAAAATATCACCTTTTGCCTGCCTGCAAGTGCTTGCCTCGCTGGTAGGGTGTCAACGAAGTAAACAGATTTTTGCTCGCTTATATACCTATAGTGATTTAGGGGCCTCATTTTTCCTTAGGCCCCTAATTCCCCTATTTCATATATCTCATATATAAATCTGTTTACACTGTTTACAGATACAGAATATATAGATAGATACGGGGAAAAAGCTGTAAACAGAAGGTGTAAACGAAATTTTAAGTTCGTTTACAGAAAAATATTCTATAAGTATCCTCTGTTTACAAGGGCTTTATTTCGGACTACTCTGTTTACACTTTTTGGGCGAAATCATGGTGCTATAAAAATTAGATTCACTGTATAAATATACATCCACTGGCACGCCGTCAAATTCCATTTCTGCGTCTAAGGGAAAAACGGCAATGTACCTCTTCCACGCTGCTCCCACGTCGGGGCGGTGTGCCTGATACCATTCCTGCAGCCTTAAAATCATCACTAAGATTTCGTCCCAGGTCCTCAGGTTAAGAATCCTGGCGGAAAATGTCCTCACTCCTTCCGTCTGCAGGATGTTAATGTAGGCATTTTGGATGCTGCTTCCGTTGGCGTAGTTCATGACGCAGAACCGGAGGCCCCGTGGCCCGAAGACCACAATGCTTTCCTTATCCTGGGTGTAATCCCAGTCCTCATTCTGCAGGACCTTCAAAAAGGCCCTCTTTCCTTTCAATTTCACGGTAATCACTTCCTTAAAAAGCTTCTTTGGATCCCATAAGGCCCAAACCGGTGCGTGGGCCCCAGCTTCCAACCCAGGATATTAAGCAAAATGGCGCTGAGCTCCCGGCTGTCCTTATTAGTAAATCTGGATTTATCCTGGCCAAAGGCCTCGCACCAGATTTCCAAGGTGCAAACGTACTCCCTTTCTTTCTCGCCGGGGTCCTCGGGCCTTGCTTCGTACTTTGCCAAATATTCCTGCCTATTGAATAGGTCCATCTTGTCCCACCCCGTAGGCAGCCGCTTGCTGAGGTAGTCTTCAATCATTCCGGCCTTTTCACTTCCCTCTGTAAGGTCCGACTGAATCTTACGGGCTTCCTTTTCGGCTTCCGGCGACAGAAGCAGGCTGTGGAAATCCATGTTACGGTCAAACCGGTTCAGAAGTTCCTGCTTCTTCGTCTCATCAAAGGTGGCGGGGTTGATATTCCTTTCTCCGCAGTACACAAAGAAGGCCTCGAAGGACTCCATCGCCCAGGTGGTTCTAACCTCCGCCCAGATGAGGTCCCTCTTTGCTTTGAGCTCCTCCATCTTTTCTACGGTGGTCAGCACCACGTTGTCCGGCGCATACTCGGTGCCCTTTCCTACGCCGCACATGACCGGCCAGAATCGGCGGCCGCCGGTGCGGTCCTTAAGAAAGATAGCGTCATTCGTAGTGCCTGCAAAGACGCACTGCCTGGGGTACTCCTGCGTACGGCGCCCGTAGGCCATACGGAATTTATCAGAAGGCCGGCTGAGGAAAGCTTTGATTTGGTCATTGTCTGCCTTGTTTGAGGCCTGCATTTCGGAGAGCTCTACAATGCTTGTCCCCTGGATCTGCTCCATGGGGTCCTTGCCGGAAAAGCTGGTGATGGAGTCATTAAACCAGTCGCCGCCCAGAATCTTGAGAAACGAGCTCTTGCCTATCCCCTGAGGGCCGCTGAGCACCAAACATTGGTCAAACTTGCAGCCGGGCGAGTATACTCTTGCCACCGCCGCTTTAAAAAATACCTTTGTGACTTCCCTTACAAAGGGCGTGTCCTTGGCGCCCAGGTAATCCACGAGGAGCGTAGGCACTCGCTCCACGCCGTCCCATGTGAGGCTCTCGAGGTAGTCCCTTACCGGATGGAAACGGTTGTCCATCATCACCTCCGTCAACACGTCATCCACCAGCGCCCTTTTGTCTATCTTGTAGTGTTTGCTGAGATAGTTACGAAGGCAGGCGTCGTCGGTGTCAGACCAGATGGGCGCACCATCGACTTTGCGCCAGGGGACGTCACCCTTAAGCAGGTAACGATGGGAAAAAAGATCGAGCCCGAAGCGGTCCCTGAGCAGCGGGTCATTTGTCATAATCAGCTTGAGGTTGTCCACGCTCTGGGCGATGTGAAGATTGTTCCCCTTTCCTTCCATTTTGAGGTTATCGGTCCAAGAGGTGTCCAGGTCCTTTTCATCCACGCCTGAGTCTTTAAACATCTCCCGGATTTCCGCCGTTTTTTCGCTGTTGTACTCCTTCATGGTGGCTTTGTCTTTTTTCGCAAAGTCCATCATGGCAAGATACGACGGAAGGCGGTTGAACGGGGTGTCCGGTTTGACGTTGAGGTCGAGGTCCCTAAACTTGTGGATTCTGAGGAAGTCAAAGGCGTTGTGCTCTTCTCCTCCCGCGGGGTCCGTGGAGTGGTGGGACATTGCGAAACGTCCTTCCTCATAGATGACCAGGCCGCCGGAGGTGGAGCCTTTGGCGTAGGTCCAGCGGTTTTCATCGTTCGTTGGGATGTACACGTCGGGAAGGAATGTGGTAATGACGTCCTGGATGGTGTAGGCCCGGCAGAACGCTCCGATTAATCCGGGCTTTTCCCGCGGGTCCTCCGCTTTGGATGCCGTCCTTTTAATGGCGGCTTCCTTTGGATGGAGCGGCCAGGAGGCTATGTCGTGCCAGTCATCGTACTCGCCCAGAATCTTGTCGGCGTCCATGATGGGCCCGTCGTTGTACTTAAAGACGTAGACGCCGTCAACTGGCGTGGAAGGAAAGTGCATAAGGCGCTCAGGCTCGAAGGTTGTCGGGTCCATGGCGTCCATGCCGATTCTTTCCGCTGCCTTCCGGGCGAGGGCCTGGTACTCATCAGGCGTTACCGGACGGCTTAAGGGCATGATAATGCGGAGGCGTGGTTTTTCCGGGGTGTGGCTGTGAGTGGAGTAAAAACACCATGCGCCGTTACCGAGCTTCGCTGGCAGTGCATCGGGAAAGTCCTTTGTTCCGCTGTCGGCGTCGAGCGTTAAGAGCTGCCGGTACATCACATTCGTCTTGAGGCGCCGGCCGTCCTTGAGCCTGCCGCCTACGAATCCGCCTACATCCTTCTTTGCGTCCTTTTGTGGTTTCGAGAAGTGGTGGTACTCCGCTACGGTTTCCCCGGTCCTTGCGGTCTCGGAGAGCCTATCTACCATCTGGCTCCATGTGACTTCCCTCTGCCGCCATACCTTGGCAAAGCGGTGCGGCGCCGTGGAGATAGCCACCTTGATGTCATTTTTGAGCTTAATTGACATTTGCTGCTCTCACCTCCTCCAGGTCCAAAGTAGTGACGGCAAGCCTTTTGCGGCGTGCCCAGTTTTTGATAATGGCGAGCATCTCGGGGTCCTCCCCTACAATCCGGTTGCATGGGAGCTTTGCCTGCACGATGGCTTTTTGCTTTGGATTGACTTCGATGCATACCTTTGCCTGCCCTTTGACGAAGTAGGCGAGCACCACCGCCTTGCAGTCCTTAACCTGGTCCTTATAGGTTCCCGCGCAGTTGTGGAAAAGGGAGCCCCAGGGGAAGCCGCGGGAGCCAAAGAAACTGAAAAAACTGAATCCGCTATAGGTGTGCAGTGTCAGGACGGGCTTCCGTCCCCCGCCGTCAGGGTCCGGGATGTGCTCGCCGCTGGTGTCTGCTGGAAAGCGGATTACATCATAGAGCTCCTTAGCGTGCAAAGTTGCTAAAGTTTTCATGATGCCACCTCACTTTCTTAGAAAAGGTCGTCCAGGCTGTTATCATTGGCAGGCTCTTCGGCCTTGGTTTCCTGCGGTTTCAGTTCTTCTTTCGGAGGTTCTTTTACCTCTTCCGCCTTTGGTGTTTCTGCCGGTTTTTCAAGCGGCTCATCAAAGAGCGTGGGCGCCGGTTCTTCCTTCGGCTTCTCCTCTGTCTTTGGCTCAGCCTTCTTCCTGGGCGCTCTCTTGCACTTCGGGGTTTCTACCGGCATATCCTCTGCCTTTTCTTCTGCTGGCTCGCCGTTCTGAGCGGCCTGCCATTCGAGAGCTGCCATGATGATGTGGGAGGCGTCGGCGCAGTCCTGACAGTACTTGATGGCCTTAATGACCGCCACCTGCTTTTCTTCGGATGCGCCTTCCTCCGCCAGATGTTTTTTATACTTTTCCAGAACATTTACAGCCTGCCGGCCCATGTCGGCCTGCGAAATGAACATGCCTTTTGAGATTGCCATAATTAACTTCCTACATTTTTGACTTTGCAAAATTCCGCCCAGTTAAAGACGGGGTGCTTCTGTGTGGCCATGTCGTACATCATGGTTTTGATGAGTGTTACCGCTTCCCCTTCGGGGATGTCCTTGTTTCGGAAGGGGATGGTAAAGTACTGCGGCGCCTCTCCTTTGACGTGGATTTCAAACTGCTGTTTGTAGGGCCCAAAATCAAAGGTGATGCTGATAATGTCATCGACGTTGACAAGTTTGAGCTCGCGGTCGGTGTTCGTAAAAAGGAAATACCTGTTCATTTCTGAGGCCTCCCGTTGATGAATACGGAAATATCGTCATCCGGATTGGCGCCAAACTTGGCGCCGTTTTCCATGCTGATGAGAGCATCTTCATTGGCTTTCGCGTTGGCGATGATTTCTTCCAGTAATTTCTTCTGCCGGGTAAGTTCGGTCCCCGGCTGGGCCACCTCCTGCATGGATTTCAGAAGGTTTTCCGACTTCCGCAGTGTCTGCCGGTTGTCGCGGTAGATGCCGTGGATGTTGGTTACAACTTTATTCCATTTCATAAATCTATCTCCTATCTGTTAGTCACCCAGATGAGCTTGCTTTTCGCCCTGGTGGCGGCTGTGTACCGCCACTCGGAGCGGAAATTAGGGTTTTGCCTGTCGTCCCAGGAGTCGTCAATCACGACGAGAAAAGGATACTCGGAGCCCTGGGCGGCGTGAGCCGTTATGACGTAGGCATAATCAAACTTGTCCCAGTGCAGATGCCTGAAAAAGGTATCCCGTGCAAAGGCGGGTTCAAAGTCAAACACCGGCCGCCCATTAGGCAGGGCTCTAACGTTCCTGGCGTAGCCGGTCATGCCGTTCACAAGGCTCAGCACTCCGATGTCCTCGGAATAGGTCTGTTTCTTCCAGTCGTTTTCCTTCCGGATTATCTTCTCTCCCTCACGGAGGAGTCCTTCATATCGGTTGGCCTTGCGGGCCTGCCTGTTAAGGATTTCCCTGTTGCGGTTGGTGGCGCTGATTATCTGGTCAGAGAGTGTGAGCAGCCTGCCAAAGTGTTTGACAAACTGTGCGTAAGGCATGACCGTAACATCATCTCCCACCGGAAAGTCTTTTGCCCTGGGCGTCCATCCCTGCCTGAGCTTTTGCGCAAAGAGCGGGATGCGGTTTCCTGACTGCCTCATGATTTCGTCCAGTGTCACGTCTGGATTTTTCAAAAGGTTGGAAAAGCTGTCGCCTACCGGCGGGAGCTGGCCCGTATCGCCTATGGCAAGGACCGGGATGTGGAAACTGAGAAGGTCAGCCGCCACCTCGGAGCCTACCATGGACGCCTCGTCCACGATGATGAGGGAGAAAGGCAATGAGTCCTTAAGGTGTTTGATAAAGTGCTTGCGGCCGGTAATGGAGTCTACCTCCACCTCATAGCTGTAGATGGCTGAGTGGATGGTCTGTCCGGGCATGCCCTTCTGCCTCATGACGCAGGCCGCTTTGCCGGTGTAGGCGCAGAAAAGGATTCTATCCTCGTCCGGCTCCAGTGCATGGGCAATAGTGGTCGCCACTGTTGTCTTGCCGGTTCCGGCGTAGCCTGCCAGTTTAAAAATGGGTTCGTTCAGTTTTCTGTACCAGTCGGCGGCCATGTCTACGGCTGCCTGCTGTTTTGCATTAAGTTCCATAGTGTCCGCCTCCTAGTCTTTCATGTAGTAATAGCCTTCAAAACCATCACTGTTCTTGATGAGTCCATATTCCCAGGGCTCGTTCATACACAAGAGCCTTTTGACTTCTTCCAGGCTTCCTTCTCCCTCCGGTCGTTCCATAATCACTTCATCGTGGACGTGCATCAGGATTTTGTAGCCTGCCTTTTTGAGCCTAAGCATGGCTGCGGCGAGGCTGTCGCGGGCGCAGGCCTGTGTGATGTTTTCTACAAGCTTGCCGCCGTAGGTCTCAAGCCTCCCCCATTTCCTGGTGGTCTGTTCCAGCCCCTCATAGGTTAAGGCGTCTCGGTCGAACCGGTTTCGCTCAATGAGTGGATGGAGGTAGATAAGAAGTCTCCCCGAAGGGAGCTTTACCAAAAGGCGGTCATCCTGGCACTGGAAGCCGATGCTTGGGCTCCCCGGAAGGAACCAGGGCCGTGGATGCTCCTCCTTGAATCCCATGTTGAGCTGAGCCACGCGGCGCAGGTTGGCAAGAGCGCCTATGATGAGGTGCTTTTTGTCGTCAAGTCCTGCGTTGTGGATAAGGTCCTTGTAGCGGCCGATAGTCTCGGGCCTTACGTGGGAAAGCCTCTCCACAACTACGGCGAGCTTCGGGTCGGCGTCCAATGTACAAGGCCTGTAGCCGCTTTTGGCTCCTCGGAGCTGTAGGACGGCGTTAAAAGCGCAGGCCTCTACGTTGGCCCAGAGCTGTGGGATGTGGGGGCTTGAGGCCCTCCACTTTTTGACAATGTCTTGCAGTTCGTCGTCTTTGAGCCCCATCCGGTCGGCGCCCATAGCCTTCAAGGCTCCGATGGAGCCCTGGTACCCAAGGGCGAGCTCTGCAATCTTGCCTTTTGCCCTGAGATGTCCGTTAATGCCGTGTTTTTCAACCGGCACCTTGAACATGGAGGAGGCACTGGCGCAATAGATGTCGCCGTTTTTAGCAAAGACTTCCCGCCGCCATTCTTCATGGCTCAGCCAGGAGATGACTCTAGCCTCGATGGCCGAGAAATCCTGCACCAGGAAGCGGCTCCCATCCGCCGGGATGATGGCAGTCCTTACCAGCTGGGAGAGCGTGTCCGGTACGTTCTCGAAGCAGAGTTCCAGGCCGTCCAGGTCATTGGCAAGGACAAGGTTTCGGGCGCTGTCCAGTTCTTCGGCTTCCATGTTATTTCGGGGGAGGTTATGCAGCTGGACGATGCGTCCGGCCCATCTCCCTGTCCGCATGGCCCCGTAAAACTGGAACATCCCGTGCACCCTGCCGTCTGACGTGACCGCCTCCTGCATGGCCTTGTACTTTTGCACGGAGGTCTTTCCGAGCAGCTGACGGATGCGTAGAACCCTTGCTGTTGTCTCGTCTAAGGGCGTGGCTAGTAAATCAGCTATGTCCTGTTTGGCAAGGCCCCTGAGGGGCCTTTTGAGCCGTTTTTCAACCCAGCCTTTAAGCTGGATGACGCTGTTAGGATTAGGGAGTCCGGTGAGCCGCCTGGCTTCTTCCGTGAGCCTTGCTTTGTACTCGGAGCTCATGGAGATGGCATTATTAACCAGCGTCTGATTGATGCGGGCGCCGTTGCCGTTAATCCACTGGTCCAGGAGCCAGTATTTGTGCTCCGTCTCAGAGGGCTTGTAGCGAAGGAGCTTGTGTCTAATGGCTCGCTCCACCACCACATCCTGCCGGTTGTACTCGATGTAGGTCGCCCATTTGTCTGGCGCGTCTTTTGGGTAATAGCGAGTCCTGCCGCCGTTGATGAGGCTTGGCTTGCAGGGTTTGGAAAAATAATTGATGAGCGCTTTGCCCCGTGCGTCCTTTTGCTTGTCCTCCCCCAGCTTGAGGATCTGCGCCACATTGGCGAGTCCAGTTGGTAAAGAGTTGTACAGAGCGAGGATGCTGGAACACTCCCAGCACTCGGTGGGCATGTCCGGAAAGTATTTCCTGAAACATGTCATCTCGAAGTTGGCGTTGAACGCCGTCTTGAGAATCCTGTCGTCATATAAAGCATCGATAAACCACTGGGGAAACTGTCCCCCGGTCTTAGTGAGGTCCAGCACCGCCACGGGCTCGTCGTCAAAGGCAAACCCGCAGAGAAGGATTTCAAAGTCGGGCGCGTCTACGTACTTGTAGACACCGTACTTGATGTCGTTGCTGCTGAACGTCTCCAGGTCAATCCCCAGTGTTGCCACGGGGGCCATGGTCAGCCCTCTACTTTGGTGTGGTAGACTTCATCTGCCATGTACTGGCAGGCGGAGAATTTAGCCACGGTATGGGCAGGAACAGTGACCGGCGCTCCACTGGGGAGGTGCTTCACTGCTTCCGGTCTGGCTTTGACGGTAAAAGTGCCGAGGCCTGCAATGGAGACCTTGTTGCCCTTTTTCAGTTCTTCACGGATGGCAAGCACGAAGGCGGCAATGACTGACTGCATCCCCTTTTTCGGGATTTTCTTTTCCAGCTGGTCGTTGTAGAGTCTATCGATAATCTTATTTGTAGTAATTTTTTCCATGGTGTTATCCTCCCTTAGGTTAGAAAAGGTCATCAGCAGCGGCGGTGTCGTCTGCAGAGCCGTCAGAGAATCCATCGTCAAAGTCGGAAGCGGAGACGCTGACGCCGCCCAGGGCCTCGCCGTCTTTCCATTTCTGGACGGCTACAAGTCCAACGCCGATTCCGAAGTTGCCGGAATGGTTGTAGCCATAAAACTGGAGGATTGCACGAACATAACATCCTGAGAACACTTCTGCTTTGTCCAGAATCTCATTCCCGTGGCGGTCGAAGATTTTTGGCGGATTGGTTTCCTGGGCCTTGCAGTTGATAAAGAGGCTGTTTGCATAGGCCTCATCCTGCGGCCTGTCTTCGTCTCCATCACGGAGCGGGATGCGGAGGCCGTTGCTGTGGACCTTGGACGGGCCGCCCAGCTTCTGGATGACCTTGGGGTCCTGCAGGAGGGCCTTAATCTTTGATTTGATAGCTCCGATTGTCTTGTCATCGTCCTTGCTGATGATGAGTGAAGCAGAGTAGACGGGCTTGCCTCCGTTCATAGGCGCCTTTGGCTCCCAGATGTTGGCATAAGACAGTCTAACTACACCGGTTAATACTTCATTATCTCTAATCATTTTTCTTCTCCTTCTGTAAATACATTTTTCAATCTGTCGGGGTCGGTCTCCAGTGCGGGCCGTTTATCGGACTCAGGCACCAGGGCGGGGCTCCGTTTGCCGGTCTCTACGATGCCATCAAGCAGTGTGTCCAGCTTCTTGGCGCCGCAGAGCTTTTTGAGCTCCGTCAAAGTCTGGAGAGTCTGCGGCTTATAAATCTCCTCAGGCTTGTAACCTGCTTCCAGAAGCCGTCCTGCAGCTACGTCGGGGTTGGTAATCTTTCTGACGGAGCGGCCTGCTACCAGTTTGAGCCCTGGAAGTTTCCTGCCATCCAGTGCCTGCATGAGAGCGTAAGTCTCGATGTCCTCAAGCCACCCTTTGATGCGTTTGGCTTTTAGGACAATGTCGGCCACCTCATTCGGCTGGAGCTCCGCTGGTGGTTTAAACGCCTCTTTGAGCGGCGCCGTCATGTAATCGGCGTAGGCCCGGCAGACCGTCCGGCACCGGCAGAAGCGGCAATGGTCACCGGCCACCAGGGAGCCTTTGCCTTCGAAGGCAAGGAGCGCCCTTTGGTGGACCACCCTACCCCAGGCCTTAAGGTCCTCCACGGAGAGCTCCTCAGAGGACACGTTTCCGATGCGAGGCTGGATGATTGTCATGCGGACTCGGTCAAATCCCCAAAACATCTCCTGCGCCTCGATAGCGCCCAGGGCATAAAGTCTCATCTGGCTGTTGCCTTTAGCAGAGACTTCTACCCCTTTGCCATACTTAAGGTCGCACACCTCCAGAATCTTGTCGGAGATGATGAGACAGTCGCCGGTCCCGAAGCCTTGGGGCACATACTTTGAAAAATCTAGGTGCTGCTCGACTAGAAGGCGCGCATCCGGGCTGGCCGCTCTGGCCTCGGTGAATTTTTCTACCACCGTATCCACATAGGATTGGATGGCTTCCTTCATCTCCGAGTTGTCGGAGATGACCTCAGGGCGGCCGCCTGCCCTGAAATCTTTTAGCGTTTTTTCCGCCAGCGCATGGGCTTCTGTCCCCTCAGCGGCGTAGGGGGAAGACTTGTCCGGAAACTTGAGCTCCCATCTGGCAGATGGTGAGCATTTAAGCCACCGGGCGGAGGCGCTGGCGGACAGTACTGCATGGCTCCCCATTAGGCGCTTACCAGGGCTTTAAATTCCGGCAGGTCAGCTTCCGGGATGTCGGAGACCTTCTTGTAGCCTTTATCAGTGAGCCACTGTTTGATGCGGGCCTTGCCGTCCGGTACCCTCTGGCAATAGGCTGCGCACATGGTGCGCAGGTCCGCCGGTGAGGTTTTCTTTTCTTCTGCCGGTTTCGGTGCGGGCGCCGGTGTCGGTTTCATGTCGGCTTCTGCAGGTTTCGGTTCTTCTTTCTTCGGAGCCGGTGCAGGCGCTTCTTTCTTTGCCGCCTGCTTTTCAATCTTTGCTTTGGCTTCCTTCTTTACTGTGTCAATCACCACTTCGGCTACAGCCTTTGCAGCAGCAGGGGTGAGGTTCTGTTTCGGTGCTTCCAGTTCTAGAAAGTCAGAGACTTCCATAAGTACTTCTCCTGGTGTTCCGTTAAATTCGATTTTCATAGTTTTTTCTTCCTTTCTTTTGGAAAAAATGAGATAATAAAAATGAGGTTCATTTCGGGGGAAGTGAATCCTTGACCTTCCGGCTTTTACCGGTGGGCCTTTTTGTTTGCATAATCCTTTCCGGCGGCACATCAAGCGCCCAGGCAATCTTGAGAAGCAGATTTGCCGATGGGTGCGCGTGGCCGGTAAAGATGGCGCTGATGCTGGCCTGTGAAGCCCTGCAGCTGAGAGCCAGGTCCTTGTGCGTCATCCCTTTAGCGTCCAAGAGCCTTTGTAGAGCTTTGGCGTCGACGGGCCGCATGTTGCGGTAACGCTCGACGTAGGGTATAGGCTTGCCGCCGGTAATCTCCCCGTGGAGGACGTGTAGAGCATCAGCAATTCTGTGGGAGGTAATGTCCGCGCAGGGCGCGCCCATGTTCCAGATGATTTCCATCAGCCGGTTGTAGGTGATGCCTGTCTTTCGGGCAAAGTCCCTGTCCGTCCAGCCCAGCTTGCAGAGCCTACGTTGGACTAAATCACTGTTAATCATTTTCATCACCTCCTTTCATAGGTTTTTCCTTTTGGCTTCTTTGATGGGACAGTCCCTTGGAGTGGTCGCCGGGATTCTCCCGTCCGGTCTCATGCGGCTGTAATGCATCGCCGCGCAGATGTAAATGGGATGCCCGTTTTCTATGGCATATTCGCCGGAACCTCCAAGGCTTTTGGATTTGTTGCAAAACAGGCAATTCCGGCACCGGAGAAGCTTCATTTCCTGGAGCTTCGGACAGAGGCCCCGGCCTCCCTCATCCCTGGAAAGGCGTTGCTGCCTTTCTGCCATGGGGCAGATTTCCCCGAATGGGCAGTGCGTGCAGTCAGTCTTGGTTTCCATTTTCTTCACTTCCCTTCTCGTTCCTGCAGAACAATTTCCAGCCCCAGAGCGTGGCAGAATAAAATCAGATGCTCGAGGGGAATCCGTCGGCGTGTATTGGCGTGAGACAGGGCATCGATTGACAGTCCTGCTTTTGTACTGACACGACGCAAGGACCGTTCGCCATATTTTTGCTTTGCGGCATAGAGAATGGTGTCGATAATGGCGTCCATGTTTTGACGGATGATGTAATAGCTGTCAACGGACAGCTCTCTCTTGCCCTGCGTCATAATTCCCTGGCCTTTTTGACTCTAATCATCAGCTCTGTACCGGGCTGGAGATTGCCGGGGTCTGCTATCTTATTGTCCTGGGCCACCTGCCAGGTGAGGCGGCTCATGTCCTCCCGGTTGGTGGCCACCTGGCCGACAATACCCCAGAGAGTGTCACCGGCCTCTACAGTCTTGCGGTACTCTACAAGCTGCGTCTCCATGGAGTCTCGGTAGTAACCGTAGCCAATGGCACCGGCGGCAAGGGCGGCGCAGAGGATGCAGCCTATGCGTGTCCAGCGGATGCGTTTAATCAAGGGCTTCATGATTCTTCCTCCTCATCGCTCCCCGCGGCGTAGGCACTCTCCAGAAGGTCCTGGAGCTCATTTCGGAGAGCAGTGATTTCTTTAGTGCTGAGTTCTGATTTCATTTAGAAGGCGCTCCTTTCCGGCAACGCTGACTACAGCTGCCGCATCTTGCGGGTTCAGGATGCCGAGACGGACAATGGTATTGAAAACGGTGTCCCTCTCATTGCTGAGGTCGATGAGGTAGAGTTCTTTACTCTTCCAGTCGTTCATTTCATCTTCATCCAGGTAACCGTTTTTGTCGTAAAAGCGATGTTCATATTTCTTGACGGCTTTGATAACCCGAACCCTCCTGCGTTCGGCTTCGTAAAGGAGCTCTTTGGCTCTGTCTTTCAGTTCTTTGTCATTCATAACTGAGGTTCCTCCCTGTTCTTTCGTACTTCTGAATCAGCGCATCCAGTGTTTCCGGCCGGAAACGATACTGGGCTCCTAATCTGACCGCTTTGATGGTCCCCTTCTCCCTGAGCCACAGAAGCGTCTTAGTGGAGATGGAGAGATATTGAGCGGCCTCTTTTGTCGTTAGAAGACCTTTATTCATTGCGGGCCTCCTTTTGCCATTTAGCAACTTTCAGAGTAAAAAAATATGGCGTAATAAAATCGCTTCCCATGTGCAGGGCTTTCAGGCAGTCCATAATGTCCTGCTGAGAAAATTCCAGCTTGTTCGATAATTTCTGACTAAGCGTGGATGGATTCATGCCAATAGCATTGGCAAAGTTTCCTTCTGTGCCAAACTGTTCTCGGATTTTTCCGCGCAGAGCGCTGTAATCAAATTCCATGATGTCACCTCCTTTTTGCTAATTAGCAAATTGCTATATTTCTATTATAGTCTATCTTTGCGAAAAAGCAATAGATTTTTTATGATTTGCAAAAAATATTTGCTAGTTGACAAATTGACGCCTATAATAAGAGTAGAAGAAAACGAAAGGAGCTGACTTTTATATGAATACTTTTGGCGATAACTTGCGGAAGGCCATGGAAAAAGCAGAAATAAATGCCACGGAATTATCTGAAAAGACGGGCATTTCAAAATCTACTATTTCCCGCTATCTTTCTGGCGGTTACATAGCAAAGCAGAAGAATCTCTTGAAGCTGTCACTTGCCCTGCATGTAGAGCCTAAATTTTTATTCTCTGACGCCGTGGAGGAGCTGGATGCAAATTTAAAGGTCTACAGCATCCCCATAGTAGGCAAGGTCGTGGCCGGTACCCCTATTGACGCTATCGAAAACATTACCGACTACATCCGCGTCACCAATCCCGCCGCTGCTGATGGCAGTTATTATGCCCTTCACGTTACCGGGGCCAGCATGGAGCCTGAGATGCGCGAGGGTGACCTTGTTATAGTGCACAAACAGGACTACTTTGACAGCGGTGATATATGCATTGTCTTGGTCAATGGTGATGAGGCCACGGTCAAAAAGGTTATTAAGAGTGACCAGGGCATAACTCTCATTGGTTTCAATGCTACGGTTTACCCGCCGCACTTTTACAATGTACGGCAGGTGGAGGAGCTCCCTGTCCGGGTCATTGGTAAGGTAAAGGAGGTGCGCCGCAGTTATTAAGTTATTACCTTAAAGGAGGTAAAGATTATGAAAAAGATTCTTTTGTTTTTATCCGCAGTGCTTCTCGCCCTGCTGGCTCCTGCCTATGCGAGGGCCGCTGTTACTCCAGTGCCCCAGTCGGCGCCGGTGATGGTGACGCTGTTTGGGGGCAATGGATTTTCTATGGGGATTATTCACCAGGAGCAGGTGGATGAGCTGCATAAAGCTACGGAGAGCTTTGTAACCTATTCCGGCTGCCGTCTGGATCCGGATTTTCGGACCAAGGCAGACAATTATATTGCAGACCATCCAATGATGGGCACTCCTTCTGCAGATTGGCTTGTCGGCATGGGTAAAGCTGTAGGCGCTGATTATGTAAATTACATGAACAGCAATCTGGACAGTTTCCACATGCCTGGCTTCTTTCACACAACGGTTGAGGGAATGATTACCACCACTCTTCGCACTATCCGCGTTTCCGACGGCGTGACCGTCCTTACCGCGAATGCGTCCCAGGAAGGCAAGATTGAAAAGACATCTTTGCAGTGTGCTCTTGCCACTTTTGAGAATGCTAAACAGGTCGAGAAAGACAACCATATCATTTTTGTTAAAAAGTAATTTTTGCAATTTAAAAGCCGGTGCTTAATCGCGACTTAAGCACCGGCGAGGGAGGATAACACGCGGATTGCATTATCCATCCCTATTATAGCACGAAGGAGCTGATTGCATGGCTACTTTTATTAAGCGTGGGAAGAAATGGTTCTACATCATCACTTACTACGATAAAGACGGTAAGAGGCACCGCCACGAAGAGCCGGGAGGCGCCACTAAAGAGGAGGCCCAGAAAGCTTTCCGGGCCCATATCCGGCAGGCTGACGCTACCGGAGAGTACATCAAGCCTGAGAATATCACTGTGGCGGACTTCCTGGCAGAATGGCTTGAGAAACGAGTCAAAGAAAATAACAAGCCCGCCACCTACAACCTTTACAGCCAGCTTGTAGAGAACCACATCAATGATGCCTTTGGAAGCAGGCTCCTCCGGAGCATCCGCACCAGGGAGCTGCAGGACTGGCTTTTAGATCTCAAGAGGGAAGGCGCCGCACAGTCTACTGTTAAAGTTGTCCTTTCCATCCTCCGCGGCAGCTTTAAATGGGCGGTTGCTAATCGGGAGTACATCATCATCAATCCGGCCGTGAATCTTACCATGCCCCGTTATGATAAAGCGCCGCAGGCCCCCGCAGTCTTTACGCAGGAAGAGCTTGATAGCATCTTTGCTTTTTATTCTGAAGGGAAAAAGCTGTTCATCCCCATCCGGATTGCATACTATACTGGGATGCGCAAAGGTGAAATCCTTGCCCTCAAGTGGTCGGACATCGACCTTTTCGGCCGCTCTATTACAGTAAGCAAGACACTATACGGCGATGCGGCAAACGCCCCAAAGACCAAAGGGAGCTACAGGCAGGTTAGCTTCGGGCAAAAGCTGATGACAGACCTTATCAAGCAAAAACACTGGCAGGAGGCCAATGCCGAGGCTTGGGGATCATACTACACCCCTTTCCCCTACGTCTGCACAAGAGAGGATGGGAGCCAGATGACTGCTAACGATATCAGGGCCTTTGAAAAGTACTGCAAGGCACACTTCGGCGGCCATTCTTTCCACACTTTCCGTCACACGCATGCCACGCGGCTCCTGGCTTCGGGCCAGTTTACCCTTGAGTATGTAGCGAAGCGCCTGGGGCACTCAAGCCTTGCCACGACTGCCAACATCTACTACAACGTAACAAAGGATGAGGCCAGGCAGGCGGCGGACAAGATGGAGGATATACTTTAG